GGCAATCACGTCAATGGACGCATAGGCGTAGCCCAGCGTGTCGAGCGTCAGGGTCGCGGTCTGCGATGACGTGTAGACCGCACCCTTGCCGGCCGCAGCGGACTTCGTAGCAGCAACGTGGTTCATCTGTCAGAGTCTCCTAGGAAGGGGGTGTTGTTCAGCCGAACTTGAGGGCGACCACCGGGCCGGCCTTGGTGGTGGAGCCGAGGTCGTGGGCGACGATCGCCACGCGAGCGGTCGCGAAGGTCAGCGTCTGGTCGTACTCGATGAACCGGCTGCCGTCGGTCTTGATCGTGACCGCACGCCGCTCGCCGTAGGTCGCTGCCTGGCTCATATCGCCGAACAGGCAGGCCACCGTGCCGGTCGTGCCGGTGAGGGCCGACTGAAGTGGGTGGCAGAGAACGACCGGGAAACCGAGGAACTGGAGGTTCGCACCGCCAGCGATGTCCGAGGCATTGTTGCCCGCGTTGGCAACCATGAGCCGCAGCATCGACGAGCCGTACCCGGCCGGGCTGATGTAGAACTTCGCCGACCGCCGAGCGAACAGCGGAAGCCGAGCGACGAGGTTGGTGAAGTCCGTCAGCGTCAAGGCGTCGAACGTCGTGCGGCTGGTCGCCGTCACCACGCCCGCGGTGTGCGTGCCATCGTTGATGGCGGTCGCCACGCCAGTCGTTCCGTGATAGGTGCTGCCGCCGTCGCCGATGAGGCCCGCGTTGTCGAACGCTTCCGCGAACGACTGCGCCACCTCGACTGCCATCGCGTCGGCCAGGTCCACGACGGAGTCTTCGAGCAGGCTGTTGGGCACGCGGTTGTCGATGCCCCACAGCTTCGCCACGAGGTTGACGTTGTCGAACGTGACGTCGCTGGTCGTCGGAGCAGCGTTCTCGCCGATCGGCCGAGCCGACAGGCCGCCGGTGCGACGGGCGACCAGAATGCTGTCCGTGTTCATCGAGACGCGGCGGAACTCCGACGGCACCACGCCGAACTCCTCGACGAGCCGGATGATCTCGCTCGACAGCTCCTCGCTCACGAGCACGCCGCCAAGCGAGTTGATGCCGCCGGCCTGGGCACGGCTCTCGACGCCGTGATCGCGGCACCACCGACGAGCCTCCTCGTCACCGAGCACGAAGCCCTTGAGGTGCATTCCGGCACGGTAGGCACGCTCTTCGGCGTTGGGGCCGACGAAGCCCTTGAGCTTGCCGGTCGCACGGGGGACAGCGTAGTTGCGGTTTTCCACGACGGACTCCTTGGTCTCGGGGGCTTCAGTCTTCTCGACCGTCTTGGCGGGAGCGGCACGCTCCAGAACGGCACGCAGTTCGACCTGCTTCGCCTCGATCCGCTGCAGCAGCTCGATCTGCTCTCGGAGGCCAGCGGCACGGGTCTCGAGCGAGCGGAGGGACGCCTCCTGCTCGGCACTCATCGCGGGAGCGTCACCTTCGGAGGGCATTTCCGAAGTCGCTTCCATCTCGGCAACCACCGCGGCGAGTTCGTCGAGCAGCTTCTTGAGCTTGTCCACTTGTGAAACTCCTGTGTACGAGATGGGCGACGCTTGCCGCCCGCACCTTCAAAACTACGGAGAGACCCCGCGACCCTTGCAGTGAAAGGGCGTCGACAGTAAACGAATCAGCCGATCTTCAGCCGACGGACCTCGACCGCATGGAGCACATGCTTATCCGTGCAGCCACAGGAGCGGCACCGCAGATACCGCACCTGATAGTCGCCGTGCCGCTGGCTACTGGCGATTTCCAGCCTGCCGCGACGGCAACTGCATGGGTCGTTCGTTCTAGCGGCCATGCTTGCGGAGGTACTCGCGGAGGTCTGCGGCCCGTGCCTGCACCGCCAGGAGCCGGGACGAGTCGGCGTCACGCTGGCTGCGGAAGGCGTTGAAGGATCGCTGGGCTACCTTCACATCCGTATCTGGGTAGGCAGGAAACGTAGTTGGCGAAACATCTAGGAGCGAGTCGATACGGCTGATGACTCTGAGGCTGCGTCCGTTCTCAGTCGTCCACGCATCTCCACCGCTCGGAACCGTGAAGCTGAACGACGAGCCACGCACGATACCGGCTCTGATGTTCGCGGCCAGATCACGCCCGTAGGAAGTGTCGGGCACCGGGAACTCATACCGCAGCCCGACCTCGTCTACGTTGAGCTTGAGCGTGCCGGGGTACCGAGCGAGCGGGTAGTTCGCGTCGTGGTTCCACAGGGCGCGAGTCTCGAGCGGCTTCTTGCGGCCACGCCGCTCTGCCACGATATCGAAAGCGCCAGGGTCAATTCGTTCAACGAAGTCGCCGAGGTCGAGCGAGTTCACCCCGAACTTCGCCGCATAGCCGACGATCCACTCCCTGTCGCCGCCATCCTCGCTGCGGCTTTCAATAGCAAGCAGTGGAACGGAAGACTCCACCTCGTCGATCGCAAGTGTTCGACGCTCGATGTTCATGCTACGGCCCTCCTGGTCAGCTGCGTCCATTTGTTTCACCAACTTGTTCGCCCAATCTTGACCGGGGTCGCCGCCCCAAAGCTAAAGCGCCCAGGCGATGCGGCCGGCTGATGGAAAGCCGTCCTCGCCTGGGCGATAGCCCTTTCCTTGCTTGTCGATCTCGTGCCGGTCGAAATACGCCTTCATCCTGCGTGCCGTCTCGGGGCTGATCGTCGTGCCGTTGCTCAGGTCGCGTCCGCGAGCCACGCCGACTGCCGTGCCGCCGCGGCCGTATTCGCTTCGCCATGCCAGCCCCTTCGCCGCCTCCTCCCGCACGCCCGCGGGCGGCGTGAAGTCAATGTGGTCGTACCTAGCTGCCACGCTTCCGCCCCTTCCGCTTGGGCTTGCCGTAGGCGTTCTCCTCGACCGGCGGCGGCTCGGGCAGCGGCTCGATCTTCGTGAGCGTCGCCACCTTGTGCCCGACTTGCGTCTCGGTCGCCTGCCAGCCGCCAGCCACCTCTTCGTAGAGCGTGATGAGGGCGGCAGGATCTTCTTTCGTAGCGTCAATCTTGAAATCGGTGCCGGGGATGTCGAGCGTGCCGTAATCCATCACATGGTCAATCCGCCCGCGAGCACGGCCGCCCGAGGAATCCCACGACACGAAGTCACCTTCCGACACGGTGCCAGGCTGGGCACGCTGCTCGCCCCGGATGAACTGCGGCGAATCATCCACCCACACGTCCACGCTGATCCCAGCCGCCTGGGCGGCGTCAGCCTTGAGCGTGTCACCACCCACGAGCAGCACGTCGGAGAACGACTCGGCGTAGTCGCCGAGAGATGAGATCACCTCCTCTCGATCTGACTCTGGCCTTCGAGAAATCATCACCACACGATTGCCGTCCGCGACCGCCTTGCGGGCGAACTCGCCCCACAGCTGCGGGTCGGCAGCGAATGTTCGATCGAAGTCGATACTGACGGTCATCGCTCGCGTTGCCAGAACTGGCTGAGGCTGGGGATCTGGCAGCGGTTCCGGCTCCGGTGCCTGCACGCCTTGCAGGATTGTCTCGACCCGTGCGGGCGACAGCACCGGGAACGCTGCCGCGATGATGGCACGGGCCGCGTCGATGGAGAGCATCCCGTCAGTGATTTGCTTCACGACCGTCAGGAGCGACGACACCTCTGCCGTTGTCAAACTGGTCTCGCTCGCGGCCACCGACTCGGCTGGCTGGCCTTGCTCTGCCGCAGCAACGCCGCCCTCGACCGCCTGGCCGTCGATGCCGCTGCCGGGCTGCTGCTGGGCGAGCACGTCGCCGACTGACGGTGGTGCCCCAAGCGTCCCCATGTTCAGCGGCCGATACCGCTCGTCGCCGCCATCGACCGGGTCAAGATTCTCGCTCGCCCTGATGTCGTTGGTCGACACGACGCCGATGTCCCACATCGCACGATAGTACGCCGACCGGCTGGCGGCATCGCCACGCAGGAGACCCCGCACGTCGAACTCGACCAGATACCGCTCGTCGTCAACGATCAGGTCGCGCATAAATGCCGACTCAAGACGCCGCAGCCACGGCATGATCGTGTGCGTGACGAATTGAATCTCGGCCTGCGGCGTACCCGGCTCAATCCCCAGCAGATAGCCAGGGATGCGGAACAGCCTGGCGATCTCGCGAAGCTGATATTCCCGCAACTCCAGATACTGCGAGTCGGTGTTGCTCGCGTATGGAACCTCGTAGGGCTTCAGCCCGCCCGTGAGGACGGCCGTCTCGTGAGCGTTGTACGAGCCGCGGTGCTTGCGGTTCCAGTTCTCTGCAAGCTCGCGGCGAGCGTCGGCGTTCAACTGGTTGTCGGTCGAGAGGATGAATCCCGGACGGGCACCGGCACCAAAGAACCTCGCCCCGTGGATTTCGCACGCACGAGCCAGGGCAATCGCGTCGCGGCACTCCTCCACCACCGAGATGCCGTGCACGCCGTCGTCGCTCGGGCCGCGGACGTGCAGGATCTGCTCGTCGGTGTAAATCGTCTGCTTGCCCTTCGCCTCGCGGTACGTGTACCGCAGCCGGCCGTTCTCAAGCGTCTCGGTCTTCATCCGGCTCGGGTGCAGCGGCACGATCTGGTCGATCGCACCTGACTGCCCTGGCACAAGCTCGCTCTCGGCGTCGCCCCACAGGCCGACGTGCATCACCATCTGCTCGCGCCACTCGAAGCTCGTCTGCCATGCGTTTGGCTGGGAGTGCAGCTTTCGGTACAGCGGCAGCTCGCGGGCGAGTCGCTTGCCGCCGCCAGGCGTCCGCTCAAGCAGGTGGAGCGGCAGGCCCGCCACCGTCTCGGCCAAAATCCGCAGGCACGAAAACACCGCCGCGACCGAGGTCGCATTCTCTGGCGTGATTCGCACGCCGGCCGGCGAGCGACCGCCGCCATCGTCATCCCACGATCGCTCTTCGCCGGGGAGCCAGAGAATCCGGTGTTCGTGAGCGATCATATAAAGAAGATTTCCGGGGCGGCGTTGGTGTTGCTCTGCTCCGACCTCATCCACATTCCGAGCCCTTGGCACAGCGCCACGATGCCGTCAATTCGCTCCGTGCTGGCCTGCTTGCTCGGGAAAATGTTGCCTCGCCTGTCTTCGTGGATGGCTGCGTTGCCAGCGTTCCAGGTCAGCACCGGATGCCCGGCGTGCCGCAGGCGACCTTGCAGGATCAGGTTCTCGAGCGTCCTCGCGGGAGCGGACATACCGGGACCGCCCTGTGGCCATCCTGCCACGGCGAGCCCGTCCCCTTGCAGCAAGTTGGCGAGCATCTGGGCGTTGAACTTCATGTCTACAGCCACGCCACGGACGTTGTATTGCCGGCAGATTTCCGTGATGTCCCGGTGCATCACCGTGTAGTCGGTGACGTTGCCGTCGGTCACGCGGATATGCCCGTCACGAATCCAGCCGAGGTAGTCAACCTTGTCACGCTGGGCACGTTCGACGGCGTTGGCCTCGGGTATCCAAAAGAACGGCAGCACGTCGCACGAGTTGTCCGCTGGGTCAGGGCAGACGAGCACAAGCGCCGAAAGGTCATACGTGCTGGCAAGGTCGAGCCCGGCGTAGACGGGCCGATCGCCGAACGGTCGCAGCGGGCTGGCACACGCTCCCCACGCAGACGGCGAGATCCACCGCGTATCCTGCGTCGTCCAGACATTGAGCCGGTAGCGGAGGAACGAGTTGAGCTTCGTCGGCGACTGCCCTGCTTCGCGGGCGTCGGCTTTGAACGACTCAAGCGTGATCGTCTCGCCGAGGCTCGGATTGGCGGCCCGCCACGTCTTTTCTTCCTTCCACGTCCCATCGACGCCGCACTCCTGTGGAGCCGCGAAGATGCAGCCGTAGAAGGCTGGGTCGAACTTCGGATCTGCAATGCACTTCTCGGCGTACTGATGCTGCTCCCAGCAGATTGACCGGCGGTCATAGCCTGCGGTCGTGATCGACAGAATGAGCGGCTGCCGACGAGCGGCACCGCCGTACCGCAGGGCATCCCAGAGACGGCGGTCGCGTTGGGCGTGAAGCTCGTCGAAAAGCAGGGCATGGATATTCAGTCCCTCGGCACGGAACGCATCAGCGGACAGGACGCGGTAGAACGAGTTGCTCGCCCGGTGCAGAATCGTCTTGCGGCTGTCGATGACCTCAAGGTGCTTCGACAAGGCAGGCGATGCTCGCACCATTGACGCGGCTTCGCGGTAGATGATGCCGGCCTGCTCGCGGTCGCAGGCAGCGCCGTAGATTTCAGCACCAGGCTCCCCGTCGGCGAGCAGCATATAGAGCGCGACGCCGGCAAGCGTCGTGCTCTTTCCCATTTTTTTCGGCAGCTCGATGTACCCGACGCGGTGCTGGCGAGTGCCGTCTGGATTGAGCCTGCCAAACAGCTCGCCCAATGCCTCTCGCTGCCAATCAAGTAGCGTGAATCGCCTGCCGGCGTACTGGCCTTTGCTGTGGCGAAGCACGTTCTCGAAAAAGTCGTAGACCTTTTCAGAGGCAGCCTTGTCAATTGGCGGCCTAACCGTGCTTTGCAAAGAACGCTGAGAGTTCGTCTTGCTCTTGCGGCTTCGTGCCACTCAATCCGCTCCTGGCAGAAGGCGTCAAGCCAAACTCCTGCTCAATTCGCAGCATCGACGCGGCCAGCTTTGTCATCATCGTGGCCGCTGGCGTTGACTGCATGTATTTGACCTTGCCCGCATCGTCACGGATCACGAGCACGTCAAGCCCGCGTCGGCACTGGTCAAGGTATTTCACGAACTGCTCGTGCATTGTGCAGTATCGTGCAATCGTATCTACGTCGGCATTCGTCATCACGCCCATGCCGAGCAACTTCGGCACGACGTTGTCCCACTTCTCGCGGGCAACGCCCGTCACCCATTCTGGCGGCGCGATGTCATCACTTGGCGGTTTTGGTTCGTTTTTGTTCAGCGGCCGCTTGCCGGGGTTTCCCTTGGCGATCTTGAGAATCGTCGGTTCCCGCTTCGGTCCTCGCTTGCCCATTGGATGCCTCCAGTTCTGCCTTCTTGCCGGTCAGCGTCTCCCACCGCTTCACGATTACGTCGCAATATTGCGGGCTGATTTCCATGCCGTAGCACTTGCGGCCCAGTTGCTCGGCGGCGATCAGCGTGGTGCCGGAGCCGAGGAACGGGTCGTAGACGACGCCCCCAGTCATGCCAATACACCAAGCCATTACATCCACTGGCTTTTGCGTCGGGTGGATGGTTCTCTTTTCTCGACCCTTGCGAATCATCCCGTTCCAGAGATGCCGCTTTAGTCGCACCGGCTTGTCGAGGTTTGTCCAAGCCAACTCGCAGTCCGCGAAGGCGTTGTCGCCGTTCTCCTTGTCCCAGACAAGCCAGCATCTTGCTGGCGGAAGCCTGAAATAGTTGCCGCCGAAAATGATGGCCTCGGAGTGGGACGCGGCGTTGTCTATCACCGACTGCGGTGGCAGCTTGTCCCAGTCGGTCGCGGCGTAGTGCCTTTTTGCCGCTGCTGCTTTTCCATACTGCGTCCCGCCTTGTTTGTGCATCGCGGCGTCCACGCCAATTCCATACGGGGGATCGGTGACGCAAGCATCTGCCTTCGCCCCCGCCATCAGCCGCTCGACATCCTCCGCCTTTGTAGAGTCGCCGCAGAGCAGGCGATGCTCTCCGAGAATCCACAGGTCGCCGGCCTTCGTGATCGGATCGGCCGGCGGCTCGGGGATCTCGTCCTCGACGATCTCCTTCGCGTCGTCCTGGTAGAGCTCGGCCGCCTCGGCCAGGTCCGCGTACATCTGCTGGAGACCTTCGCTCCCTGTGTCGACCTCGCGGAGCAGGGCGTCCAGTGCCGTGGCGTTTGTCTCGGCCAGGGCCGCCAGTGGGTCCAGCGACAGGAGCAGCTTGTCGGCCTCGGCTTCGTTGATGTCGAGCACTAGGACCGGGACTTCCTGCTCGGGCGTCGTCTCGGCTCGCAGGTGGCCGTCGACCAGCATCAGCGAGCCGTCGGGCAGCTCGCGGGCTAGCAGGGCGTCTGCGTAGCCAACTTCGGCCAGGATGCCACGCAGGGCGTCTTGCTGGGCCTTGGGATGGGTGCGCCAGTTCTTTGGGTTGGGAGCCAGCTCCGACGCCTTGACTGTGCGGAGCGCTTTCACGCGATTGCGGACGTTCACGAGCACCCCCCCTAGTGAAATCTGCGGACACACGCGTGAGCCAGTACGTGCCGTTTACCTCGTTGGCAGACTCGGCGGGCACCCCCCTATGCCGTGCCTGCTCAAAATCTAGGCAGCCTGTCAACCTGCGTGCATCTCTTGCACTGTCTTCCTTGAGTGGCACGACGCACATAGGCATTGGCCATTCGCGACGTCGTACCGGAGGTCTGGTCGGCTCACCACCGACAGCACATGGTCTGCGTGGGCCTCGCGTCGCTTGGCACACACACGACCGCAGGCGCGGCATTGCCAGTTGTCACGCTCGAGCACAGCCAGCCGCCACGCCTTGTGCTGCGGCGAGCAGTAGCCCCGCTTGTGGGCATTCGGCCCGTTGTCGCGCCTGCGGATCTGGTGATTCGCACGAGCGGCCTTGATGAACTCGATTCGCTGTGGCATGGCTCACCCTAGATCGTGGACGCCTGGCGGAACGCATCGTCGACCTGGCTCTCGTCGAGCCCAAGGGCCGCGGCGAGCGGCACGAGCATCGGGTGCGACCGCTCCACATAGGGCGCGTAGTCCCACTCGACTCTGGCTTCCTCGCGGGCCTGTGCGTCTTGTATCGCGTCGATGGCAGCGTCGACCTGAGCGAGCGACACGCCGTGTCGCACAAGCCACAGGCGAATCTGGCGAGCCGTCACCGACTCCGGCACAGGCTGTGGCGACAACACCCACTCGCCGCCGATCCACTGGTGAGCGTCTGACGGCCGAGCAGGTAGCAGCGTCCATGTGGCGGACTTGGGATTGCCGGCGGCCTCCCATGCGGATACGAGGTCGTCAGGCAAGTCGCGGATTTCGCCGGCCGTGCTGATGTAGAGCTTCATGCGTAGACCCTCGGGTGTGCGGCGACGGTGGCGTCGCCGACGGTTGTCAGCGCAATCCCGCGTGCCACGTCACCGAGGCTGCGGATCAGTGGAGCATAGAGCACAAGTGACTGCGGTCTGATTTGACCGCACGTCACGCCCTTGGCGAGAGCCGCTACCTCGTCCGCAGAGAGCGCGACACTCCACACGCCGACCTCTGCGATCGCGCCGCCCCAGTAGGCTCCGATTACGCCGCCGTCAACATCCGCCGCGATGGTGGCGCGGGTGAAAGAATTTATTGACGAGATGGTTGTTGTGGCAGTGGCCTGCAAAGCTCCGTTAGCGTAGACAGACCTACTGCTCGACGACGTGAACACGCCCGCTAGGTGAGTCCACTCGTTAGCTGTGGCGCTGCTGCCCAAAGCGTTGACGGTGGTCGAAGTCCCAGCGACCACCCCACGTGTCGCCGCCCGCCACAGACCGCCGCCACTGATGCCAATGACATGACGGTGTCCGGGCGTCGGGATCGTCTCCGACACGCACAGCGCGACCTGCCCGACATTGGTGGCAAATGGATACACCCACGCGGCCAGCGTCATCGGATGCCCCTGCGCTGGTGCGGCCGATGCCTGTAGGGACTGCGACGACGCGCGGACAAACTGGTATGCCATCACGCCGCTCGCACTTCCACGGCGACGAGCTGCGCGTCGCCGGTCATAGTGTCGTTGGTTGCGTCAGCAGCGACACGGTAGACGCGCAGCCTGTAGCGGTCGCCGGCCGTCAGCGAGTCGATACTGGTGATGGTGATGCTTGCCACCGATTCGACACCGCTGGTGCCGTTCGCTGCGCTCGTCGTTTGGGCGTTGGTATCAAAACTGTCGGCGTCCAGGTCCGTGCCTGTCTTTTCAAATTGGACGCCCCATCGGACGTTGCCAGATGTTGCCGTGTCGCCCATCCACCAGATGCGCACGGTGATGCCGCTGGTGAGTGTCATCGACTCGTCGACCACGCCGACGAAGTACGCCGACTCCTCTGTGGCGGCGTCGAACTCCAAAACAAGGATGCTGTTGCGCGTGTCCAGCGTTGCGAAGTTGCTGGCTGGTGGCTGGTTATCTCTGGGCGTGAATCGCTGGATTGTCTTGGACAACGTGTAGATCGTCAGCCCGGTGATCTGGCTGGCCGCAACCGTTACCGGGTCACTGCCGCCGCTTGCGTGCGTGCTGGCGTGGCTGGTCGACGCCGCACCGATGTCGGCGGCCGTCAGTGCATCACTGCCGCCAGCTGCGTGCGATGACTTGTGTGCCGTCGGGGAGAAGGTCGAGGGCACTCCTGACAGCGAAGAGTACGCGACCGTCGGCGAGGAGCCGGCCGTCACGCGCCCCTTCGCGTCAACTGTCACGCTCGTGTAGGTGCCCGCCGAGACGCCCGTGCTCGAGAGCGTGGCCGAGAACGAGCCGGTGCCGCTGCCGGCGACATCCCCGGTGAGCGTGATCGTCTGGTCCCCCGTGTTCGTGCCGCTCGACGTGCCGCTGAATGTGCCGTCCTGCGTTGCCAGCGTGCCGAGCCCCGATACCTGCGACGATGAGATCGAGGCAGCAGTCGTGAGCGCTCCGCCGGTTGTCGTGACGACGATCTGTCCGCTCGTGGAGCCGATGGCCCCGGCGCTTGTGATGTTGCCGTGTGCATGGCTTGCCGCGGCGAAGTCGGTCGTGGCCGAGGCGGCTGCGCTGCCGAGCGTCGGCTTCCCTGTAAGGTCGGCATAGTCACCCGAGAAAAACGTCGGCTTCCCCGTGATCGTCGTCCACGTCACGGCGGCGAGCGCTGCCGTTGAGAAGTCGGTGATCGCGCTGGCCGCGTGCGTGTGCGAGACGGCCGCGTAGCTTGTCGAGACCGAGATCACGCCGTCGAGAATGCTCACGCCGCTGCCGATCTTGACGCCCCCGAGAACGGAGCCCGTAGCCGTTGGCAGCGTATACGAGCTGGCCGACGAGATGACTCCATTGCCGTCAATGCTGATGCCCGATCCAATCTTCACGCCGCCCAGGACGCTGTCGGTTGCGGTTGGCAGCGTGTACGCAGACGGTATCGTCGGCTTCCCGGTGAGGTCCGCGTAGCTGCCCGTCGTGGCGACCGTCGCGAAAGTCGGCTTGCCAAGAATGTCATCCCACGCCGTGCTGCCAGCCGTCACGTTGCCGACTGCCCAAGCCGTGCCGTTCCACCGCACGACCTGGCCGGCAGTCGCGCCGCCTTGAGCGAGCGACGACAGCGGCACGGCAGACACCACGAGCGAGCCGGCCGAAACGTCCAGGCCAGACCCGACAGACAGGGCAAGCGCCGCAGCGGAGCTGGTGCCGCTGTTGGTGAGCGGTGCCGACACGGTCACGACGCCGCTCGATCCTGACGCCCCCGCAGAGCCGGCAGCACCGCTGGCACCGAAGCCCGCCTGCACGGTCGCTGTGACCGCCTGCGAACTCACGGCCGCCGTGATCTTGTCCTCGCTGACAGAGGCCGTGACCTGCTGCGGGCTTGTGGAGACTGTGATGCCCATCAGCGAGTGACCTCGACGAATCCAGTGAGGTAGCTACGCCGCACGCTGGCGGCGTCGGTCGCTGTCAGATCCCATCGGTACGTGCCACGCGGCAGGTCGACCGTCTGCGTGCCGGTCAACGAGACGTTGACCTTTCCGGCCGCCGCGTCAGTCAGCGTCGTCGTCATCGAGGCGAGCGTGTTGCCGCCGACGAGCGACGAGATGGTCGCCGCCATCGTGAAGCCCGTGAGCGAAATCGGGTTGAAGTCGATCTCTGCCGACAGGCGATCGCCGCCACGCACGGAGAGGTTGAGCTGTCCAGGGAGCTGGTCATACGACGACATGGTTGACGCCTTAGTTGTCTAAAGAGCTACACGCCCCACTTCGTCGCGAAGTACGCCTGCAGAGCGCTGATTTCACTAGATGTCATCGCACGAGGAACGTAGACGATTTCGCAGATATTTCCCGACAGGGCAAAGCCAGAGCTGAAGAACGCGCCTACAGAAAAGCCGCTGGAGCTGTTGAGCGATTGCGAACGAGACACGGTCGCTGTCGATGAACCACCGATGTAGAGCGTGCCAGTGCTGCTGCCGTACACAGCGCCGAGTGACCTTGTGCTATTGCTTACCGTCCCACCCACAGCGCTATTTTCAGACGCGCCGGCATTGCTGCCGAAGGTCGCGGAGTGCGAGCCGCCGGTGCGAAGGTTCGCCTCAAGTGTCAGCCCGCCGTAGCTAGCGTCCGTGCCGAATGCAACTGCGATCTGATTGCCGCTTGTGGCAAATTTGATGACGGCGAACAGCGAGGCGGCTGTGGCGGACGACAGGTTGAGCGTCGACCTAGTCAGAATCTGCGACGAAAACGCCAGCGAGTCTCGGTTGTTGATGCTGTTGACAGACCGCGTCGGCCCGGTTGACCCGGTAACGTGATTGCCGTTTCCGCTCTGATCTTCCCAACGCCGCACTGTGCCACCAGACCCAACGAGAGAGCCGCCGCTGGTGGCGTCGTACAGCGAGCCAGAGACGCTCGCGTCCAGCCACAGCGTTGGTGCCAAGCTGCTCGGGTCGCTAAAGGCTGGCCCGGAGTCTGGGAATGCCGCTGTCGGGACGGTGAGCGTGCTGCCGCTGTATCTCGCTACTCCGCGAGTGACACGCACCTCGTCTATGTAGCCGTCGATGTTGTTGGATGCACCGTCGCAGAATGCGCCGATTGTTCCACCGGCGGCAGTGTCGTCGTAAGAGGACGTTGTGGACGCAACTTGCAACCCGTCAACGTACATGCGAGTGGTTCCGCTCGCACGCGACAGCGCAACGTGCGACCACTGCGACAGCGGGATAATCGCGCTGGCGGTCGTCATGATGTTTGTCCCGGAGTGGAACAGATGCACTGTCCCCCCTCCAACGAGATACCAGATGAAACCAGTAAATCGCGAGCCCTGTCCGCCAATCGGCGTCGACTCCCACAGCCCCGCCGTCGCGTAGGAGTTGAGCCTCAGCCACATTTCGATTGTGAAGTCTCCTGTGCCCATCGTCAGCGTGCTGCCGCTGCCAAACGATAGGTAGTCGCCGCCGCCAACAGACAGCCATGACTTTGATCCAAACCGTGACTGCGCCGTCGACTGCGTTGAGTTGCCAAACGCCGTGATCGATCTGCCGACCGATGACGAGTCGGTGAATGTTGCGCCCGAGCCCTCCATGTGAAGGAGCAGGGCCACGCTGCTGAAATTCGGGTCGCTACCCTCACCCGGCCTCGTGTCTGGCCACGCTGCCGCACGCTTGCTCGCCTCTGCTTCTCGCAGCGTCCAGATCCCAGACGCCGCCGTCGAGGTCGGCGTTCGCGTGAATCCGACATATCCCGCACGCGGTCGAGTCATCGCGTCGCCTTGCCTTTCGCCTGGCAGCGATCAGCCGAGCACGCACCGCACTGACACTTCACCCATCCACCATCCGGCCGGTAGATGCGGCCTGTGCCGCTGCACTGCTGGCACAGCTTCGAAGGCTCAATGGCAGCCGGAACGTCCTGCGGCTTCGCCGGCTCCAGTGCGAGGCCAGCGTAGGCGACGTTGACGCTGCCGGCCGTGCGGGCACGCTCCGCGTCAATCACGCCGGGATCGGCCGACGACCACGTCAGCACATAGAGCAGCCAGTGCCACAGAGCGTGCATCTACCACCTCTCGTTTCGCAGCTGCACATGCCCGTCGATGCCGAGCACGGCGTGAGCCATCTGTGTCTCGTCGGCGTCAGCCGGCGCAGGCTCCATGAAGACCAGGGCGGTGAGCCCGATGCGTGCCGCGAACTTGGCGACCTTCGCGAAGAACTTGAGCACCGGCCGGTCGGGACGCGGTGGCTCTGGGCGAATCGGAGAGTCAGGTGCGGTCGCGAACCACCACGTCACGCCCACGAGGACGACGGCCGCGACGGCGAGCTTCTTTTGTGTGGCGCTCACGACTGCTGACTCCATGCGGTGTAGAGATACAGGACGACGCAAGCCCCGATGACCGAGCCGACCATGCCTGCCGGACCCTGGCCAAACGGCAGGCCGCCGACGACGCTACCGAGGCAGCCAAGAGCGGCACACGGCACCCAGCCGCCGGGCCACTGCAGCGGCAGGATCGCCTTCGCGATGCTGCCCGCGATGACTCCAGTGACTGCCCATAAGATCAGCGTCATAGTGCCAGCCCCCAGTCGGCATTCTGTAGGTCACGCCACTCGTAGCTCGTGCCGATCGCCCACGAGTCGCCCTGTTGCAGTGCCGCCTCGACGTCGCGCCGCCGCGCCCAGAACGAGCCGTCAGGTTGATCGTCGGGCCACCGCGGTCCCGAAACCCAGTTGGTGTTCCAACTGTTTTGGATCAGCCCCATATCGTCGGGCGAGCCGTTGTGCTTGTGCCGCACGCCCCACACGAGCATCGCGTGCGACCACGACGAGCCGCGGGAGAGTGCGCCGTCAGAGTCACGCACTCGCGGCGTCGGGCCGTAGCCCACCTGCGAGCAGATGGCCACAGGCGTGCCACGCTCAATCGCGGCACACAACTCCTGCCAGGTCTGCACCTGCACGCACTTCGCCTTTCGCTTGTTGGCTTCACGGGCCAACTCGAGCGGCACGCCGTTGCGTCCCCAATCGCGAGAGAGCGTAATGGAGTATTTCGTCAGGTCGAACGACCCGTACTGTTGGCGATAGAGCACGCCGCCGAGCGTCGTGTCGGTGCACTTGCCTGTGAGCCAACGAGCCGCGGCACCTCCGTAGCTGCCATCGCCGCCGTTGTTTCTTTCCATCGGCGGAATTCTGGCGGCCGTCCTCGATCCGCCGTACACCGGCTCCGTAGCACATGCCGCCGGCGGCTCCTTCACTTTCCCCGCAACATGGTCGACGGCTTCCGCTGTGTATTCGCCGAGAGCAAACGCGAACGAGACGCACGTGCCTGCGGAGCCCTGGTCCCACGACTGCCACGGCGTGCCGTACTTCCGCTGATGGGCGACGTTGACCGCACGGTAGAGGAACGTGTCCCGGCCGGTCGCGTTCTGCATCGCGTCGGCACCAGCCTCTGCGAAGGTGGGCTGGGCCAGCTCGCCGAGGAACAGACGGACGCCCTCGGGATTCGGCTGGTAGCCAAAGCCGCTATCGACGCGCTTCAGTAGGCGATGCGTGTAGTGGTCAATGATGGCTCCAGCAATCGCCGCGAACACGACGAACGCTATGGCCGATATCGTCCAGACGCTGCGTCGATGGCTCAATCGTCTGCCTCCCCGAGATTGCGGAGGCGCGGCAGCACCCGTGGCAGCACGGGGCCAGGGCCGCGGTCGTCGCTGCACTTACACGATGCTGCCTGCTCGCGAATCTGGACAAGCTCCGCGTGGATGAGATGCAGGTAGACCGGGCACGCGATGGCAGACGCGGCCACGACGAGCACGGCAATGCAGCAGCACAGCATCAGAGCGTTGTCGACGACCTCCCACGCATGATCGAGCAGCGTCATCGGACGGCCTCCTCGGCGGCATCGGCGAGCGTGCGGTACGCCGCGACCCACTTGGCACGAGTCGTCGTGTCGAGCGGGCCACCAGATGTGCCGGCCACCTCATCGAGATACCGGCCGGCAGCGGCGGTAGCGTGAGGCTGCTCGCGGGTCAGCGTTCGCGGCAGGAATCGCCCCTCGGCGGCAGCAACGCGAACGTCCTCAAGCTGAACGCCCGTGGTGATTCGTGGCGTGGACTTCTGGCCGTCGGCCTGCAAGGCGTCGGCGATGCCTCGGCACAGCCCGGCGAACGCGGCAGCGTCATCGGCCGCCGACGGCCCGACGAACTTGCCCCGCAGCGAAAGGCCGGGCTCGGGGCGAACGTCCTCGCCGGGACGCTGTGCGAACTCGACAACGGCAGCCAGTGCCGCGACGGCAAGCAGAGCGGCGAACACGATTCCCTTCTCTCGGCTCATCGCTTGGCGCTCCCGTGGAGCAGCTCCAGCCAGAGGCGGTCGACAGCGGCACCGCTCTCCTCGTCGAGCGGGCCACCAGCGGACAGCCGGTCACGCACGGCGAGCAGGCTGTCGATCGCAGCCCTGGCATCCGGCGTGGCTGGTGCCGCAGGCGGCGGCACGCGGAACAGGTCAGACGGCAGCGGCATCGCCTGTGATGGCGTCGCCTTGCCGGTCGGCCACATGAGCCAGGCCACGGCGGCGGCGACGATGAGCAAGGTCATCATGCAGGGTCTCTCCTCGTGATTGCGAGCAGGGCTTCAATGGCACCGGCAGCGAGCGACAGGATCAGCACGCGAGTCGCCGGCCGAATCAGCAGCCACGCCGGCCAGACGGTCAGCGGGACGCACTTATCCGCGAACGAATCGAACAGGGCGGCGGCGGCCGTCAGCACAACCGCCTTCTTCTCTGCACCCGACAGCGTCGTCACGGCTTCGAGCCCGGCGACCAACAGGTGCAGCAGCTGCACGAGCAGCCGGCCGAACTCGGCCCATGTCAGGCCGTCCGCGGCTTGCTCGCGGGCAGCCGCCAGGAACGCATTGGCCTTGGCGGCGACTGTCTGGAGGTTGTCGGCGGCGTCCACGGCAGCGTCATCCAGAGGGCGGCGAATCGTCCTCCGTCGATTCTGCCGCCTGCCCCCCGTCCCCTTGCAGGGGCATCGGGAACACGACGGCATCGCTGATGTGCTGGTAGCATGCCTGCCAGCAGTCGTCCGCCTCGTCGTGGGCGTCGCGCCGCTCCAGCAGGAACGGCTGCGTGAAGACCTCCTCCCGGCCCGGCACGAGCTTCGCCGTGGCGTCCGTCATCGTCAGGTACACGTACCGACGCCCGTACTCGATGACGATCCGCCGTTCGATGTAGTCGTGCTCGCGACTCATTCTTCCACCGGGAGCTCGTCGAACGCTTGGCGAGCCTCGTCGGTCATTTCGATTCGCTTGAGCGTCACCGGCCGAGGCTTGATGACCGAACGCTCCTGCCTGGTGCGATCATCCCATCGCGCCTGCACTTCCTTGCAGCGTTGCTCGATCTCGGCCGGCGTAGGGTCGCGCGTCTCGCCGCGGGCAGGCTTGTACCGCAGACGGCGATTGTTCCGCAGCGGCAGATCCCAGAGGTCACGCAGGCGAATGACCTGGTCCTTGGAAATTGTGTAGCGGACGCACAGTGCAGCGATCGGCATGTGCGAATCCCAATCCGCACGAAACGAAAGCACGTTGATCGTCGCCGTCAATCCAGCCACGACATCACCGTCCTCATCGCCGGATCGAGGTAGAGCGACCTGCCTGTCTTCGCCGCGATGGACGCATGGAACGGAACGTGCTCGCAGTCGCTGCCGTCATAGGTGCCAGACAGATACGCGCCGGTCTCGTAGATCGTCATGCCGCCGAACGCAGACGACACCGGGACGCACGGCGATCCTACAGGCGGAAGCCAGCTGTGCTTCCAGCCGCCGCTGCCTGCCGTGTAGTCGTCGTAGCTCGAGTTGAGCCGCAACGCCCAGCAGTCGTAGTGCAGCCACGTTCTCTCCCGCTTCGCTTCGCCCGCGGGGCTCATCACCATCTGGAAGTGCCGCATCAGCGACACGCTCGCCATACCGTAAGCGTGCGGATTGTCAGCCAGTGCTCCCACGCCGTGCATGAATCCTGCGTGGCTCCAGCCGCCCCACATATCGAAGTCAATTGCCACGACCAAGCCGGCATTCGACGCGGACTCCCTTACCCACGACTGACACTCCGTCCGGTACTCCGCAAGCGCCTGCGTCCGGGGTCCAGCCCATTCGGCTCCGTAGTGTTTCCGGCCGAGCGTCTGGTCGATGTAGGACGCCTGCGGATACTCCTGGCAGAACTCCTGCAGCACCCGCGGCGTCTCGTCGGTGTTGTCGTTCGTGCGAACGTGCAGCCTCCACGAGCGGACGCCGTCGCACAGCTGCACCAGACGAGCAAGATTGCCCGCCAGCCACTTGTCGCAGTTGCGGGCAAGACCGACGAATGCCACGTCGGTATCACGCAAGACGTCGACGCCTCGCTCGTAGTTCGCCTTGAAGTCCTCGACGAACACGTCCAGCGGGTACAGCAGGTGATCCGGTGGAGATTCCATCACTCAGCCCTCGTGCTTCACGTGGTCACAGCAGGCAAAGCAGACAGCGTCGCACCACTGGACGCGACGCTCCAATTCGTCCAGTCGCACGCTGCCGTCGACTTTGCAGATTGGCTCGATGTCCTGATACGCAAACGTCACGCACTGATACAGCGAGCCGTCCGCTCCGACTGCCATGAGCTTGTCGTGCCGATTGCAGAGCTTCCCCTGCGGCGGCGGTCCAGCGAGGTAGACGTTGCCCGGCCCGAGGATCTCCTCCGCCGCCGCCTTGAGGTGCGACACGTCCGCCGGGCCATGCGTGTCGAGGTGCCAGTTGATTCCCGCCAGCGGCAGCGAGCGGAGGTACGCGAGCGTCTCGGCGAGCTTCGAAACCGTCGAGTCGGCAATCACGACCGTGGCCCGAGCAGGACGGCCGCACTCCGCGAGCATACGGATGCTGCGGCTGTACGAGTCCTCCATGCCGCTGCACGGATGCCACGACGCAGTCCAGGCAACGCATCGCTCGAGTGCACCCGTGGCGATGAGCCGCTGAATCGCCGTGCTCATCAGCGTGTTGCTCGTGATCGCCCAGCGGTGCGGAATCGCCGCGAGGATCTCGGGCAGGTCGAGACGCATCAGCGCCTCGCCGCCGCTGATCTCCAGGTGCCCGCCCATCGCGTCGTAGTTGGCGTTGAAGAACGCGACGAGGTCCGCGGCCGGGGCACGCTCGTCTGAGGAGGTTGGCTTGTTGTCGTACACGAGCCTGTTCGTGCTGCGATCAAACCCATAGACACAGTAAG